TGTTGTCGAATTTAGAATAATCAATGTCATCTTCAGCGGATTTAATTATTGGCTTATCTAGGCTTGTAGTTTCAAATGTATTGGAAACTAATATTCTTTGCTCGTTATCCATTATTTGCACAAGCTCATCTATATTTGTACCCATAGCATTAGAAACTGCTCGTATCGTATCAATTGAAGGAGTAATTGGCTTTCCGGTACGTGGATTTTTATTTTTTTCAAGCATAGATATATACCCCTTGCTTAATCCTGATCTTCCCGAAAAAACATCCATAGACATATTATTTTTTTCACGATATTCTTTTACAATATCTCCAAGCGTCACATTAACACCTTCCTTCTAGTTTTGTTTACTACATTATACATTATTTTTTTTGCATAAACAATAAATAATGTTTAACAAAACGAACGAGGTTTAATATATTAAAAATTGTGCATCTTTTTAAGTTTAATATACTTGACAAATTCCGTTTAACTTGTTAAACTACCAGTAGAAAGGAGATGATAGTGAAAATGAACACCAACATTTTAAAGATACGTGAACAAAAAGGCATAACTCAGGAAGAATTAGTCAGAAAATCTGGTGTCAGCAGAACAACCATATATCTACTGGAGAGCGGGCGTTCTATCGTCACCACAAATATAACAATGCAAAAAATTGCAGAGGCTTTAGGCGAAAGTGTATCTGCTGTTTTTTTTGACACATTAGTTTAATACACTAAACAAAGTGAAAGAGTGGTGAAAAAAATGAGAGAGAACAAGTTCAGAGGAAAGAGCAAAGAGACAGGAGAATGGATGTATGGAGATATTATCTATCCACGTTCACATTTTAACGACAGAGGTATAGTCATATATATCGTATCGGTCGACATTGATAGCGTACTTAATCACCTTGTAGGAGGTGTGCAAACTACAGATGTTATACCTGCAACGGTCGGACAATATATAGGTCTGCGAGATATCCACGGCACTGAGATATTTGAGGGAGATATAGTCAAGATCAATTTATTGAATGCTGACGGAGCGGATGAATATTTCATTGTCGAATGGCAAGAGGACATAGCAATGTATTTGTTGAGAGACGGAGACTTTGTTATCACTTTTGCTGATATTGACATCCCGGATATCAATGTTGTAGGTAATATCCACGATAACCCGGATCTGCTTAACATGCAGAAAACACAGTGGAAGTGTGGTGAAAAAATGAGCAACGATATGATTTGTAAGGATTGTCACTGGTTTGACGCTGAAAGAATGGATAAGCCGTTTAGCAACGGAAAGATTTATCCGTGTATCAACATTGGCGTGCCCGGGTGGGATGTTTGGGAGGACAAGCAACAGCCTCCGGAAACGTGTGCCGACTACTGCAAGGAAGGTGAATATGTACCGACCGGTGTGTTTGCCGACCTTGCGGAGGTAGTCAAAGAGCTTGCAACGGTGATAAAAGAGAAAAAGTCTACAGAGCAGTGAGGTGGAGCTGCTTAACGTGCAGAAAGTAGGAAGATAAGCGGTAGCGTTGATATAACCAGCCCTAGACAAGCTTTTATCAGGCTACCCCAAAAGAAAGGATGTGAGAAAATGAGTGATGAAACAAAGGAAAAGGTTGAAGAAGCATTGGTAAACTTTATCGTCAGAGTATCGGAAGGCAAAACACACTGTACTACAGAAATAGCGATTCTGCCTGAGGTCGTTAAGGCTCTGACAGATTTTAACACAAACTGTTAATATTTTTAAAAAAATGGCGGTACGCTGCTCCTCTATCGGAGGTATGCGGATAGCTTGGGTAATAGGACAGGGTGCTGCCGTAATAGACTAGAGTAGATTGAATTGAGGTGATTATATGTTAGCAGAGGTAAAAAAGCTGAAGACCGTTAATGCGGTCGCTGAAATCTATGACGACTACTGCTTGCCGGCTGATGACGTACAGCCGATACTCGACAGGTGTGCTGAGATAGCACTGCCCTGCCTTATAAAACAAAAGCAAAAGCAGAACAACATTGCATAAGGGGTGTTGACTATTATTTTACTGGTGAAGGTATATGCCGTATGGTGCTTTATATCAATAATATGGTGGATTATGAAGTACCGTGCGGCTAATAATATGGGAGGTACACATATGGTTAGCAGAGATAAACTAAAGCAGGCTTGCCGCCTGCTCATCAGAGCGAGCAGCTTCGAGCATACGTCCTATACCGTGTGCATTAACTACACTGCTGAATCAGATATTTTAGAGTTTAAATTATTTTTTAACGTTACATACACGGTAAGGCTGCAGATGAATATTTGTCTGCAACATCTGACAATGAAGCAGATTACAAAGGCGGTTAAAACAGCTTGGTACATTATGGACAAGCTCCAGGATGGATGCAGTCTGCTTGATATCAAGTCTGAGCTACCTATGGTCAGAGGTAATGTTTTTGTTGACATTTCAAAGCTGACAGCTGACTCCTCTAAAAAGGAGGAGCGAACTTGAATGGAAATACCGAATACATTTATATGGCCGTTACCGACGACGAATTCGAGCTGCCGCTTGCCGTCGGAACAGCTCCGGAGCTTGCGAAGGCATTGAACATAACCATATCGGCGGTATACTCAAAAGAACGATATGGAAAAAAAACTGAAAATAATCCGATTAATAAACCAAAGAAATTCGGCTACAGGATAATTAAGCTTGAGCTCAGTGAGCTTGACGGTACAAACGAGTGAGCGTGATGCTATGGATAAGGATAAGCTTATTGCAAGAATAAAAAAAGCTGAAAGCCTTGAATATAACGAGCTGCTTAGGTACTTTTATGCCTATGCGACGCTTAAGGGCGAGCTTAGCGCTTTAAACAGAAGCAAAAATATGCCGCTTAATATAGCGTGTATGATATCCGTGATTCTATCTCTAAACGATACAGCGCTTGAGGATGAGGTGTATAAGGCAGTCACCAAGCTGTATTATGACGGTGCTTTAGATGCTCTATCGGGCATAATAGAGGCTGCGGATGCAATGAATACGAGGGGTGTTGATAAAAATGACAAGAAGACTAAAGAGGATCATAATTAAAGAGGAGCTTGTTGAGCTTACAGGAAGCTTCCAAGAGGCTATTATACTCAATCAGTTCATATACTGGACCGAAAGAGCCTACGACTATGACAAATTTAAGCTGCAGGAGATTGAGAGAGCGAAGGCAAACAACCTTAAGACCGATGAGCCTGAGCTGTTAAACGGATGGATCTACAAGAGCGCTCAGGAGCTTAGTGAGGAAACAATGCTTGGCGCTCATAAAAGTACTATAAGAAGATACATAAATAGTTTAGTTGAGAATGGCTTTTTGATGGAGCGTTGTAACCCAAAGTATCAATGGGATAAAACCAAACAGTATAGAGTTGATATTGCATATATAAACAGAGAGTTAAATAAATTAGGCTACTGTTTAGATGGATATTCGATTGATGACAAGGATGTTGCAAAATACAACACCGAAGTTGCATTTTGTGAAAATGGAGTTGCAAAATACAACACCGAGGATGCAAAATGCATCACTGAGGTTGCAAATTACAACAGCAATACCAGAGATTATAATAATAATTATAATAATAATATATCGTCCGAACAAAGTCCGGACACTCCTCCCGACACTTGTGTGAAGAATGAGAATGAGTATTCATCCGACAGCGACGTGATGAAGCTCACCGACTTTATGATCGACACTCTGAAAAAACTCAAGCCCGACATCAGAGTACCGGTTGGAGTGAACAAACAAAAGTGGTGCAAGGAATTTGATCGCTTGCTACGAATAGACAACAGGGACAAGCATGAGGTATGCGAGGTTATACGCTTCGCTGCTCGTGATGATTTTTGGCAAAAGAATATTCTCTCTCCATCCAGTCTGAGAAAAAGCTATGACCGACTTGTTTTACAAATGCGTGGAAGTGTCAAAGAACTACCACGCTATGTGGACCGTGACAATGTTGACGAAACTCGAAGACTGCTTGAGCAACGGAGAAGAGAACGTGAGCAGATAAGGAGTGAGGAGCTTGACAACAAACAGACCAATGCCGTTTGATGAAGAGGCGGAGAGAGCTGTGCTTGGGTGTATGCTCTTTGACGAATACGGCCTAAGGATAGCTGTAGGCAAGCTATGTGATGATGACTTTTTTCTGCCTGTCAACAGAACGATTTTTGCCAAATGTATCGAAATGGATCGTTGCGGTAAGGCTGTTAACCTGGTTACCGTCAAGGCTGAGCTGAGCAACTACACGGATATGCCAATGTACCTTACTCAGCTGTATACAGCTACCTTGACATCAGCCTATACAGCCAGCTATTGTAATGTGCTGCTTGAAAAAAGCTACCGCCGCAGGGCGCTTATTAATGCCGACCTGGTTATTGACAAGGCTTACAACGGCAAGCTTGGCGAGCTTGGCGAAGCCATAGACCGAAGCAACAAGAACATTGTCAGGGATGATGAGCTTGAGCCGCTGCCCAATATATTGCAAAATGCACTAAAGCACTGTCTGACAAACAAGCAGGCAGGCAAAAAGCTTGCCGGAGCAAGTACAGGGTACTGGGACCTTGACGATATAACAGGCGGCTTGGAAGACAACAGCCTGATTATCGTTGCAGGTAGGCCATCAATGGGCAAGACTGCTTTTGCTCTCAATATGTTTTACAACGTCTGCAAAAATCAGCAGGACAAACTGGGTATATTCTTTTCGCTAGAAATGAGCAAGGAGCAGCTCGCCCTAAGGCTATACTCCTCCGCTATGAGAGTGCCTAACGAGCATTTTAAATTTAATATCTTAACGGCTGAGGACCTGAAAAAAATGCAGGATTTGAGCGAGGAATTTGAAAGCAAATGCAGCAACATATACATAGACGATAACATGGACATGGGTGCTCAGGAGCTGTTATCAAGCTGCTACAATATCCGCAACAGAGCTGATAAGGACATAGGCATAATAGTCATTGACTATATCCAAATAATGCAGACCTCCGGCAATGCAAACAGAACAATTGAGCTCGGCGAGATAAGCCGTAGCTGTAAGAAGCTCAGCAAGGTCTTCAACTGCCCTGTGGTTGTATTGTCGCAGGTAAACAGATGCTGTGAGCAAAGGCAAAACAAAAGACCTATACTCTCAGACCTGAGAGAGAGCGGAAACATAGAGCAGGATGCTGACCTTATACTGTTCCTGTACCGTGATGAGGTCTATAACTCAGCCACCAAGCATAAGGGCGTATGTGAGGTCATTATAGCAAAGCAACGTAACGGAGCTATAGGCACAATTGAGCTGGGCTTTGCTAAGCAATACTCAAGCTTTTATAACCTTGAGTACAAGAGGTAGCGCCTATGCTTAAGGATTTTATCGGCGAAATGATTGAGAGCTACGGCAAGAGTGAAGAGGTTAAGGCTCTTGATGAAAGGCAAAGCAGCCTCATCAAGGAGCTAAGTATACATAGCGAGCAATATCTGTCAGAGCTAAAGAAAGATATGGAGCGTAAGGAACCTGTCAGAAATACCGACAAGTATGCCAAGTTTAATTATACTCAGGCTGCCATTGAGTACCATATCGAGGAGATCAGACAGCGAGCTTACAAAGCGGCCATAGATAACCTTGGCAGCTACGACGACATAATCAAAAAAATGAAAAAGGAGGTCAAGCAGCAACAGGATTTGTTAAAATCTGCTAAATTGGCAATAAGAGAGCTTGGGGAAAATGTGAGAATTGAGGTGTAGTTTTTTGAAAGCTAAAGAGTATCTTGAGCAATTAGGTAAAATGCTACTCACGGTTGAAGAGGCGGCAACCGACTATGAGAGCTATAAGGAGCGTGCGTACTCTGTGTCCGCTGTGCATATTGACAACAGCAAGGTTAAGGGCGGTAAACGCAGCAACAAGGTTGAGGTGTCGGTAGCAAAACTAACAGAGCTTAGGCAAAAGCGTGATGAGGCTGTGAAGGCATATGACCTTCTGAGGGAGCAGCTGTCAAGCGAGATTAAGTCACTGAATAATGTCAAACACCGTCAGCTCCTGCGCAAGCTGTATATAGATTTTAAATCACCTAAATCGGCAGCCAGTGAAATGGGCTACGACTATGGCTATATAAGGCATATACACAGTTGGGCACTGCTGGACTTTGAGCAGAATATATTAGCCAAAAAGCTGTAAAATATATTTGCCAATGCGTTGATTTATGCTATAATAAGCTGTATACACAAATTGAAATTAGTGATAAACAGAGTGGAGGCAAACAGATGAACATTGACGGTGTATCCCTGCTACAAAGATTGCGTGAGGAAAAATCAATAAAGCTAAGGGGTGGACTGTATCACCAGACACAGATCAAGCTTGCGTACAACTCAAACCATATGGAAGGCAGCAGACTGACTGAGGAACAGACACGGTATATATACGAGACCAATACCATCGGCGTGGATGGAACACCTGCAAACGTTGATGACATCATTGAAACGGTTAATCACTTTGCTTGCTTTGATTATATATTGGACTGTGCTGAGGATGCTTTAACCGAGGATATTATCAAAAGGCTGCATTTTATATTAAAGTCCAATACTTCGGACAGTCGCTTGGAATGGTTTAACGTCGGCGAATATAAGCGGTATGCCAATATGGTAGGAGATATGGATACCGCTAAGCCCGATGCTGTCGCTGATGAGATTGAACTGCTGCTGAAAAATTATAACAGCAAGGCAAAAGCTTCATTCGAGGATATTGTAGAATTCCATTACCGGTTTGAAAAAATACATCCGTTTCAAGATGGCAACGGCAGAGTTGGCAGACTGATATTGTTTAAAGAATGCCTGAGGTATGGTATCGTACCGTTCATCATAGATGAGCGCCATAAGCTGTTCTATTACAGGGGACTTAAGGAGTTCAAGTCAGAGCGAGGCTACCTGATTGACACCTGCTTATCAGCTCAGGACACCTACGAGGCTATGGTGAATTATTTTACCTCCGAATAAAAAAACACAAAAAATCACAAAAAAACACAAAATATCACAATTTCGCACAAAATATCACAAATATATGTGTTATAATGCTAGAGTAAAATAATATCTACATGATAGGTCTAATCATGGCATTTATGAAATCCCTCCGAAATTTGTTGCCTCCGGTGCGGAGGTGAGTATTGATACCACTCTTATATTATTTTACACACTCTACCGAAAGAGCTACCTTTTCCCTAAGGTGGCTCTTTTGCTTTTTGAAAGGAGGCGTATGTGTGAATGAGGTTGAGCCGATAAGAGACAAAGACAAGATATCGGATATGAAGCGAGTGCTTAAGGAGCAGAGCGAGCGCAACTATATGCTGTTTGTGTTTGGCATAAATATTGGCATGAGAATCAGTGACATACTCAGACTTAAGGTATGTGATGTTATGGGAAACTATATTGATGTGCGTGAACGCAAGACACATAAGGCTAACCGTTTTATTATACCGACAGGGCTCAAACGTGAGCTACTGGTATACACCTTTGATATGGATGTTGAGGATTATTTATTCCAAAGTCGCATTGGCTACAACAAACCAATAACACGACAACAGGCGTACAACATAATACGGCAAGCCGGCATCAGAGTTGGGTTGAAGAACCTCGGCACTCATACTCTCAGGAAAACCTTCGGCTATCATCACTACAAGCAACATAAGGATGTAGCACTGTTGCAGGATATATTTAATCATTCAAGTCCGAGTATAACACTAAGATACATCGGTATAAATCTTGATTGCAAGGAACAGAGTTTGAAAGGCTTCAAGCTCTGATTTTTATTTTTTGATATTAATTTGACACAATGAAAGCGTGACAAATTAAAAAATTTTTTTTAAGATTTTAATGGAAGGCAAATTGTTGAACGAATTTTACAAAATATAAGATATGACAAATGAAAGAATGGGCAGAATGGTTTTATAAGAGCAAAGCTTGGATAAAATGCAGAGCGAGCTACCTGAAGATGCAATGCTATGTATGTGAGCGTTGTGGTAACGTAGCCAAGATTGTTCACCATAAAAAATATTTAACAAAAGAAAATATTAACGATCCATCGGTAACACTAAATTTTGAAAATCTTGAAGCACTATGTCAGGACTGTCACAATAAGGAGCATCACGGTAGCTATGGAGCAACTAGATATGATGTGATGTTCGACGAGGATGGCGACGTTATATCGTCAACTCCCCCCTATCATCGAGGGCAAGGCTCAATTTTATCGACCGATGAGTGGACTTTAGATTAATACGCAGGGCAAAATTTAAGACCCCCTGCCAAGAGAAAGGAGCGTTGAAATGGCGACAGATGGCAACATTAAAGCAGATATACCAAAAGATAAACGAATAAAAGCCGAGCAAAACAAACTTAGCAAGCTTTTCAAGATTAAGACGACCGATGAGCTCAGTGGCAAGGAAAAGCTTGAAAACACCATTAAGGATACCCCTGTTGAAAGGCTTATCCAGCGTGCCGCATTTATGAAGGTACTCTTGGAAGACATAGAGAAGGACATTAACGAGCACGGCTACACCGAAATGTTTACCCAGAGCAAGGATGCACCTGCATACGAGAGAAAGCGCCCTTGCGTTGAGCTATATAATACCACGGTCAAAAACTTTTCCTCAGTCTGCAAAACTCTACAGGACCTACTGCCCAAGGATGGCATTGAAAGCAGAAATAAGGAGCTTGAGGACTTCAAAAAATTTGTAGCACAGAGAAAGTAGGTAGCCTTTTTTGAAAGGGGGACTGATAGGATGGTGTAAATAGTTTGAACCCGATACTGGAATACTGGCAAGCGATACGCTCAGGTGATGTTGTTGTATCAAAAAAAGTGTATCGTGTATATCGTAAACTTGCAAACGAAATTAATAAGCCACGGCACCCGTGGGTATATGATGAAGGACATGCCAATCACGCCATATACTTTATTGAACACTTTTGCCGACACTCTAAGGGCAAGCTGAGGGGGCAGCTTGTATACCTAGAGCTATGGCAACGAGCCTTTGTAGCAGCTCTGTTTGGTTTTGTAGATAAAAACACAGGGCTGAGGAGATTTACAAAGGCTCTTTTATTTGTCGCAAGAAAAAACGGCAAGTCTACATTCGCTGCTGCCATTGCTCTTTACCTAATGGTAGCGGATGGTGAGGGTGGCCCTGAGCTGTATGCCGTTGCTACTAAACGTGACCAGGCAAAAGCCATATGGGAAGAAGCGGGAAGGATGATAAAAAAATCACCTGTGCTGAGAGAGCTTATCAGAGTACTCGTTGCAGATATACGCTGTGACTTTAACGACGGAAGCTTCAAGGCTCTCGGAAGTGACTCTGACACGCTCGACGGTCTGAATGCTCATGCCGTTTTGGCTGACGAGGTACACGCCTGGAAGAAGATGGAACTATACGACGTAATGGCCGACTCCATGAGTGCCAGAACTCAGCCGGTCTTCCTTGAAACAAGCACAGCAGGTACAGTGCGACAGGGCGTGTTCGACCAGGAGTATGAGGTTGCCGCTAACTCCATAAACGAGGTAGACGGCTTTGTTGACGACAGACTGCTTGCCGTAATTTATGAACTCGACAGTCGCAAGGAGTGGACGGATGAAAAGGCTTGGCAGAAGGCCAACCCCGGTCTTTATACAATCAAAGATGCCGAAAAGCTCAGAGCTAAGGTCAGAGCTGCTATAGCTACTCCTTCAAAGCAAAAGAACCTTTTGTGCAAGGAGTTTAATATTCGTGAAACATCAAGCGAAGCTTGGCTGACCTTTGAAGAGATTAACAATACGACCACGTTTAATATTCAAGATATGGGTGCTCGCTATGGTATTGGCGGCTGCGATTTATCATCCACAACAGACTTGACAGCGGCTAAGGTAATATTCAAGGTCCCGACAGACAACAGGCTGTATGTTATACAGATGTATTGGCTGCCTGATGACCTACTGGAAAAACGTACCATTGAGGATAAGATACCATATGATAAATGGGTAGCTCAAGGCTTAATGCGTACTACTCCCGGAAACAAGGTGCATCCGCACTATGTAACACAATGGTTCCAGGAGATCCAAAACGACTACGATATATATATACCGTGGATTGGATATGATGCCTGGAGTGCAACTTACTGGGTTGAAGAAATGAGGGGCAGCTTCGGTAAGGAGTCAATGATTGCGGTACATCAGGGTAAACGAACTCTATCGGCGCCGATGAAACAGCTTGGAGCTGATCTTGCCAGTAAACTGGTTATATATAACAACAATCCGATTGACAAATGGTGCTTAACTAATACTGCTGTTGAAGTTGACCGTAATGACAATATTCAGCCTTGCAAAACAAGCAATGCAAGAGGCAGGATAGACGGTACAGCAGCTTTGCTGAATGCGTATGTAATTTTGTTGGACAAGGAAGGCGAGTATATGAGTATGATATGAAAACGAGGGGGAATGTGTATTGGGTGTATTTAGGCGGTTATTTGGAAAAAAGGAAGCAGCAGGACAAAGAGATGTTGTGAGAATGATGGAGCAGCAGACCAACACAACATACATGTATAATGGCAGGCTGTATGACAGCGATATGGTGAGAGCGTGCATACGACCGTTTGCAAGAGCAATCGGCAAGGCAAATGCAAAGCATATAAGGCGCACATTCAAGAACGGCACTGAGGGCATTGAGGTGAACCCTGAGCCGTACATAAGATTTTTGCTTGAAGAGCCTAACCCACTTATGAGCATGCAAATGCTACTTGAAAAAACGGCTACTCAGCTTATGCTTAACAACAATGCCTTTATAATGCTTGTAAGAGACGAGCTTGGCTATCCGTGCGAGCTATATCCTATAAGCTGTATATATGTAGAGGCTTTGCTCAAGGAGGATCGGCTGTACTTGAGGTTTACCTACAAAAACGGTAAAACAGCTGTCTTCCCCTACGAGGACATTATACACCTCAGGCTAGACTACAGCGACAACGATATATTTGGTACAAGCTCCGTCGATTCGCTTACAAGCTTGATGGAGTCTATAGGCTCTGTTGACAGCTCTCTTAAGAATGCAATCAAAAACGGTGGCATTATACGGTGGCTGATTAAGTACAACACCTCTATGAGAGAAGAGGACATCCAAAAGAATGTTAAGTCTTTTGTTGATAATTACTTAAATGTTGAGAGCGAAACATTTGGAGCAGCCGGTGTAGATGCAAAAGGTGATATACAACGTATTGAGCCGAAGGACTATGTGCCTAACTCTGCTGTTAGCCTACAGCTTAAGCAGCGACTGTACAGCTTTTTTAATACCAATGAGAAGATTGTACAGTCCTCATATACAGAGGATGAGTGGATAAGCTATTATGAGACGGTTATTGAGCCTGTAATAGCTCAGCTCGCAGCAGAGCTTACAAGAAAGCTCTTCACTCGAAGAGAACGAGGCTTTGGCAACAAAATTGTGTTTGAGAACTCAAACCTAACCTTTGCCAGTATGAACACAAAGCTTGCTTTGGTTAACTACATTGACAGGGGCGTAATGACCCCGAACGAAGTTAGAAGTATACTTAACCTTGAACCTATTGACGGCGGTGACGTACCGCTTCTGCGCAAGGATACAGGCAAGCTGGAGGATGGTGATTAAATTGAAATACATAAATATAAGGGGCGACATTATACCAAACGACCTTAAGGACGTTTACGGTTGGTTTGGGATGGATGCCACTTGTCCTAAAGACATAGAACAAGCCCTTAAAGATGCCGCAGGTGATGAGGTAACAATATCCATTAACAGCTATGGCGGTGATGTTGCATCCGGTAACGAGATATATTACCTACTAAGCCAATATAATGCAAGGACCGTAGCTGATATATCAGGCTTCGCCTGCTCTGCCGCAAGCTACATTGCTCTGGCGGCAGACATAGTAAGGATGGTGCCAAGCGCATCCTTTATGATACATAACGTAAGCGGTATAGCAGCGGGCGATCACAACGCTATGACTAAAGAGGCTAAAGCTCTCCAGAGCATCGGCAATGGTATAGCCCAAGTATACGCATCTAAAACAGGCAAAACTGTTAAGGAAATGCTCAAGCTTATGGAAGAGGAAACTTGGCTGAACGCTCAGGAAGCCTTTGAGCTTGGCTTCGTTGACGAGGTTATCACGGCAGAACCGTGCTATACAAACGGCTTACGATTAAGTGATGAAGCTATAAACAAGGCGAGAGCAATATTGGCAGAAAAAAAGCTCGCAGATAATAGCACTGAGAAGGCTACTATTTGCAAAGCAAAGCTAAATTTAATAAAAATGAGGAGGTCTAATGTTTATGGAAGCTAAAGACTATATGGAAAAGAGAGAGTCATTAATTAATAAGGCTGAAAGCTTAATAAATGATGACGACATTGACGGTGCGACCGGTATTATGGATGAGATAAGTGCACTTGATGAAAGGTATGACCGTGAAAGCAAGGCCTTTGCAAATCTTGCGGCAATAAGAGGTGACAATGTGGGCAAGGGTATGAGCAACATTTCAGATACAAGCCTTAAGGTTGATGCAAAAACAGCCACATATGAGGACGCATTTACTCAGTACATTATCGGTGCAAGCCTCAGCTCAGAACAGCAGTCTATCTTTAACAAGGTTAACAACATCAGCAACACAGTTACCGTCAGCGAGCAGCAGATAAGAGTACCTGAGGTTTATGTTGAGCAGATTTGGACAGAGATAGGAGAGCAGCATCCTATTTTTGCCGATGCAAGGCCAACATACATAAAGGGCTTTTTAACAATAACAAAGGACAACGACACCAAGAGTGCACAGTGGTATGATGAGGCTACTGTTGTAGATGCCGATGATGTATCTACAACAGAGATAACACTGCACGGTTGTGAGTTAGCCAAGGCTGTAAAGGTGAGCTGGAGATTTAAGAGCATGACCGCTGAGCAGTACAGGGATTACATCTTAGACAAGATTGCCGAAAAAATGGGTAATGCACTTGCAAATGGTATGGCTACCGGTAAGGGTGTTTCAGCGAATAACGAGTGGAAGCCTGAGCCTAAGGGTATTATTACAGCCATTAAGGACACAGATCAGTTTGTTTCGGCGAACGGCGATATCACCTATGCCGATATTGTAAATTTGTTCTCGAAAATTAAAAGCGGATATGACAAGACAATCTATGCAAACAGTACAACTATCTGGAACAAGCTTGCTATGATACTTGACGGTAACGGAAGACCAATATTTATGCCAAACGGCATTGATGGTGGCGTTGGCAAGATATTAGGTGCTACAGTAAAGGAAGAAGACAGCGTTACTAACGGCATTCTTATTGGTGATGTTGCCAGAGGCTACGCTATCAACATCAATGAAAACATTACACTGCACACCGAGGACCGTACACTTGACAGGGAGACCATTTATATGGAGTATGCCGTAGTAGACGGTACAGTTGTTACGGAAAAGGCTTTTGCATACCTTGAGCTTGGAAGTGCTGAAACTGCTGGAATTGTCAGTGAAGATTAATGCCTATGGAAATGCTGAGTATTCTGAAAACGAATCTAAGGCTCGATACCGATATATTTGATGATGATGAGCTGCAGGTGCTGATAAGTGCCTGCAGCAAGGATCTCATCAATGCCGGAGTGTCGGCAACAAAAGCTGTTGACTATGAAGATGCACTAATACAGAGAGCTGTTATACTTTATGCAAAAGCCAATTTTGGCTACGAAGACAATGCAGAAAGATTTGAGCGTGCCTATACAGCCCAGAAAAACAGCCTTGCACTGGCAGGTGATTACACTTGAGCAGTGTTAGTCTTGACAAGCGCTGTAAGCTTGTCTACGAGGAAGAAACAGGGGTTAAGAAAGGCATACCTCAGATCAAGATAACAACTAAAGAGGTATATTGTGCCGTCAAGTCAGTTAATTCTAGCGAGTTTACTGCATGCAACAAGCTAGGTATTAAGCCTGCGCTGACATTGTACATAAGGTCAGAGCAATATGAAGGCGCTGTCGGCGTTATATACAACGGCAAGAGCTATAGCATATATCGTAAATATAATGAATATGGCAAAAATCTTGCAGAGCTATATCTTAAAAGAAAGGAGGGTGTAGAGTATGGAGACGCTTGAGCAGGCACTTGAAAGCCTCGGACTGTCGGTGTATTACAACAAAGCACCGATTGACACAGAGCTACCCTATATAACATACGTTACATATGGCGAGGACTACGGCTATGCTGATAATCATATTATCAGGACTACTACTATGGTGCAGGTGGACTATTATACAGAAAATCCATTAGATGAAAACAAAGAGCTTATTAAACGTGCTCTTGATGAAGCCGGTATACATTTCAGCTACACCCTCGTTTATGAGACAACCGAACAGGTATATCACCACGTCTTTGACTGTGAGGTAATATAATGGCATATATAACGTATACAACGCTCCCTGCCATTAATCAGCTTACCGACTATGATGTGAAGGAAATGCTTGACGCTGCTATGGATGTAATAGAGCCTATTGTTAAGCAAAACTACACCAACAGAGTTAGCGGAAAAAGTGAACAATATATGGATGATGCAAAAAAAGCTCACCTAATGCAGCATACTGCAAGATATTACAGCAATGGCAAAAAAAAATATGTGGATCTAACATTTCAGGGCAGTGTTAAAAGGGGAAACAATCGTACAAGACGTAATGAAATAGCAGCAGTGCTTGAGTATGGCTCAGAGCATAGAGCTGCTGTACGTTTTATGCGTGATGCCCTTAACACGCACATAAAAATAGCCGAACAGGCTATGTTAAAAAGATATAATGAGATAAGAGGAGGAAACAATAATGGCTAAATTTGGTTTAACAGGATTTTGGGCCGGTAAGTACAGTGAGGATTCATCCAAGAAAACAATGACAATTCAAAACGGTAAGAAAATTGCCAAAGCGGTAAGTTTTGCACCTACCGCTAAAGTAAGTGAGGCGAGTTTATATGCAGACAATGGTCTGAGCGAACATATAAAGGCAATCACAGAGTTTGATTTAAGCCTTACACCTAATGGATGTACACTTGACATTGATGAGCTGACAGGTGTTGAGAGCAGTAATATAACGGTTAACGACAAAGAGATAGAGGTTCAAACGATTGGCGTAAACAATGTAGGTGAGTTTACAGCTATCGGCATAATTATATCTGATAGTACAAATGATGCAATCAGCTATAACGTTGAAATTTATCCAAAGTGTCAATTCACACCTTCAACAGACGCTCAGTCCGATACACAGGGTGAGTCAACAAGCTTTGTTACTGCTGCCATAACCGGCAAGGCTTATCAGGATGTTAACAGCAATTACAAGTGGATAAAGAAAGGCTTTACCACCGAGCGTGAGGCTGAGGCGTTCATAGAGTCTATTTTTTTTTCTACAAGTTTGACGGAAACATCGAACTGATAGAAGCAAGCAAGAGGACCGAAGATAACGAGGATACCCAGAATGAAGCTTAGAATAGATGATAATAAACTGATACTTACAATAAACGGCCTTGACATTAAGCTAAGGTTTACGTTGGATGCTGCAATTGCACTTGAGGAAAACTGTGAGAGCATTGAGACTCTTTGGGAGAGCATTGGCAAAGCATCTACCTGTGTCGATATTGCACTGAGCATGGTTAATGCAGCGGTGAGAAGATATGACAAGGAGTACAATGCCCAGATTAATCCTGTAGACATTGACTGGCTTGCCGAGGAACTCAATCTGACAGATTTTAAGCATCTAACAATACTTAAACTGGCCGTAGTATCTGCCGTAACTAATGGAAATGCAGGTACAGACAGTGTTAAGGGCGAAAGCTCAAAAAAAAAATAAGACTTATTAATATTGTTGCTATGGCTTGCAGACTTACAAGGCTTGATGCAGCCACGGTCAAAATGTTGACAATTGGCGAAGCCTGTATGTGCATGAGCATGTTCAACGGAGCAACAGCTGAGGAAGCTTACGACGATTTAAGCGACTGTATAGGTGTTAAAAGTCTGTAGTCCTCAGTGCTTACTTTTGCTACAATAATATTCGTCTGTTAAAAAAATGTAATTATGAGGACATCTTTTGAGGTGTCCTTTTTTTATTTTGGGGGTGGTTTAATGCCAAGTGGCACTGTAAGAATAGTGCTTGAAGGCGAGCAGGAGTATAATGCTGCTGTTAAAAGAATAAATTCAAGCACTAAAGAGTTAAACTCTGAGATGGCATTATTGTCAGAAAAATATAAAGAAACAGGTGATAAGGCTGAATACCTTAAGGGTAAGCAGGAGATCCTCGAAAAAAAGCTTGAGTTGCAAAAGCAAAAGGTAGAAGAAGCTCGCAAGGCTTACGAGCTGATGAAAAACGAGCTTGGCGAAAATTCCGAAAAAACTCAGAAGCTTGCCACAGCACTTAATAATGCCGAGGCAGGCGTCCTAAAGCTTGAAAAGGCTATTAAGGATAATGAGATTGAAAAATACGGAATAGGCATCAAGACTGTAACAGATAACGTCGACAAAGCCGGTAACACATTACAGAGCTTTAGCGGCAAAACATCAGGGATAAGTACCGTCGCCTTAACGGCAGCAAATGCTATTGGTCTGGTTGTTGCAAATGCGGCACAGGAAGCAGACGAGCTAAACACCCTTAGCAAGATAACAGGTGTAAGTACGGACGAGCTGCAAAAATTTAAGTATGCAAGTGAATTAGTCGATGTAAGCGTAGATACCTATGCAGGCTCACTAAAAAAATTAACCAAAAATATGAGTGAAGCTCAGAGTGGCAACAGTACCTACTCTGACGCTTTTGAGCAGCTCGGTGTAAAATACCAGGATGTAGACGGCAAACTGAAGAGCAGCAACGAAGTATTTCTTGATACTATTGATGCACTTGGCAAGGTATCAAACGAAACTGAGAGAGATACGCTTGCCATGACATTAATGGGGAAGAGCGCAACGGATCTTAACCCACTTATAGCTGCAGGTAGTGACGAGCTTAAGCGTTTAGGTGAAGAGGCTGAGGAAACAGGAGCTGTTATGAGCCAGGATACGCTTGACAGCCTTAATAAGCTTAATGATAAAATTGACACCTTTAAGGCTAAGATGAGTGGCAAGCTTATGCAAACAGGGGCTAACTTCCTTGATGACATTGAGCCAATAATCACTAATATGATAGACGTTGTGGAAAAGCTGCTCAATAAATTTAACGCACTATCCGAGGGTGAACAAAAACAGGTGGTAAAGCTACTATTGTTCACTTCGACGCTTAGCAAATCAGCAGGACTTGTCGGAAGCTTCACCTCCGGTTTAAGCTCCGCAATCAATACCGGTGTAAACTTTGTGGCAGCAGTTAAAGGCGGCGAGGGAGCTATGGCAGCATTCAACGTTGTATGCAACGCCAATCCAATAGGTGCAGTTGTGACGGTTTTAGGCTTGGCCACAGCAGCATTTTTGAGCTACAACGCTGCTACACTGCTTGCCGGAGACAGCACGGAAACATTGTCCGACCGACTTGAAGATGTTAAAAGCAAGTACGATAATGCTAAGCAAAGCACCGAGGACAGCATAGCCTCCGATATCACCAAGGCTGAAAAAGCAAGGCTGCTTGTGAACGATCTTAAAAAGCTTGAGGGACAAACAAAGCTCACAAGTGCGCAGGAAGAAGAACAGGCACTTATTGTTAAGGAGCTTAACGAAACAATTCCTGACCTAAATGTTACAATTGACGAAAATACTCAGAAGCTCAGCCAAAACACAAAGGAAATCGAGGATAATATAACAGCCTGGGAAAAAAAGGCAAGACTAAGCTACAGATATAAGCAGCTTGAGGATGCCGTAGCAGCACAGATCGAGGCTGAAGACATTGAAGACGAGGCAAGAAAAGCCTATTCAAATGAGCTAGATTGGGAAAAGAGCATTAAAGCAAAGGCTGACCTTGAGGATGCTGAGGCAGCTGCTACCGCCGCCAAAAAAGAAACCGAAGCAATACAAAGCAAAATTGATGAAGAGCTCAGAAATATCTCAAACACAAACAATTCAGGTAAAAGCACAGACACCCCTAACAATAATAACACCGATAACACCGAAGATGAAGCTGAAAAAGCTAGACAAAAAGCAGCTGAAGAAGCTGAAAAAGCAAGGAAAAAGGCAGAAGCGGAAGCCACACAAGCTAGACAAAAAGCAGCGGAAGAAGCTGAAAAGGCTAGACAAAAGGCAATTGAGGCAGCTAAGAAGGAAGAGCTTAGCTTAATAAAATATTATTACGACATGGGCGAAACAAGTGAAGCAGAATATTACAGCCAGCTTGAGGCCTATCGTGACAAATATTTTACAAAGGGCAGTGAAGAATGGCGCAATTACACTCTTCAAATCAAAAAATATAATGATGAGCTGCAAAAAACAAGCTTTGAAAACGGCCTGCAAGCAAGCTTTGACTGGATCGACACCAGAAATCTCTTTGGCGACTGGGACAAATTTGAAACAAACGAAAGCGACAGCTATGACCGAATTGAAGCCAAGGTCGAGCAGGCATTTAAGGATAAAATAATAAATGCTGATGAGTATAAGCAAAAGCTCGAAGAAATTGCCAAAGAACGGTTAAGTAGCTATAATGACAGGCAAAATAACTCATCCGAATGGATAAGCGACCGTGATTTTTATGACGACTGGGAAAGCTATGGCACTACTAAGGTAGAAAGCATACAGCGTATGCTTGACCGCTGTAATGAGTATTATGAAAAGGGTCTGATTGACTATAAAACTTACATAACAGACTATAAAAAGCTCAGTAAGGAGCTCTACACAGCTGAAAAGACTGCACAGGAGCAGGCATACAGTTCTATATCTGACAGTCTGGACAAGCTGCTTGCGCAAGAAAAAATACGCATAGATGCTCAAATTTCAGAGCTTAACAGCCAGGTGTCAAAGCTTCGGCAGCAATATACTACCGAGGACAGGAACAAAAAGCTATCCAACCTCCAGGATGAGGCAGATAAATACAAAAATGCAGGCACTATAGCCGGTCAGGAACACTATCAGGAAATTGTAGACCAGATAGATGAGCTCAACCGTGAAGCGGAGCTTGAACAGCTTGAGCAGCGTAACAATGAGATTATCGAACAGCTTAATGCCGAATATGCGGCAATGGAGCAGCAAAAGGCTGACATACTTTTAAACCTTGAAGCAAATCAGACTTCATTGAATGAAACGGTAAGCACTAAGCTCGACAATATTATAGGTCAGCTTGACAATACAGACATAAGCAGCATTTTCAGCGGCTTGGCTAAAACTGTAACAAGTGCCGTAACAAACAACAGCTATACTATAACAAATAATAATAATCCAACAGTTAATAATACTATCAATGACGGTGTTGACTTTTGGTCAATGCTAAACGGTGTCCTAAGGGGGCTTTAAAATGACAGGTTTTAAATTTAAAAATATACATTCAAGTACCTTCGGTGTCGTTTCATCCACGAGCCGTCCTTTGTTGCCCGCAGTAAAGGTGAGCGAGGTTACACCTGATTTTTGCGACGGCAGCATTGACTTTAGTGACTCCAACGAACACAACAGATATATGTATTCCGACAGAGTATTTGAAGTGTGCCTGCAGGTATCTGCATCAGATATATATAGACTTTTGGGCAAGCTTGAGGATGTCAAGAGTTGGCTGATCGGCAAGGGAGAGCTGATATTTGACGACAGCCCTGACAGAATTTGGAGTGCAAGAGTTTTGCAAGAGATCCCATTTGCACCTCAGCTGCTTGGTCTATATGCAGAACTTGCTATTAGCTTTAGAGTTGAGCCTTTTGCCTACGGGATCGAGCAAAATTATACCAAAGAGCTTACCGGTGGCGTTAATGTTATTAGCTTTGATAATGACAGCACCTTTTACACACCGCCTATATTAGAGCTACACGGAAGTGCTACCACCATATCAGTCAAAGACTTTAACGCCAGGCTGACCGGTAGTGAATCTGATACTGTCGTTATCGATAACGAGCTTCGAGAAGTGTACACAGATGCCGGCTACATAACGGACTATTGCAATCAAAAATTTTTTGAGCTGGAACCCGGAGAGCAAAGCCTATCTATAACAGTGGATGCCGATACCGAATGCACAATAAGCTTTAAGCCAAGATATATCTAGGGAGGTGTATTTATTGCTATATGTATGTAAAAATGTGGGCGAAGCTAAGCAGTGCCTTATAAGCAACATTTCTAATCTTGAAATTTCGCACGAAATCAACGGAGATTATACGCTCTCTTTTGAAATTAACAGTAATAATAATAAACTAAGCTACCTCACTATTGATGTTATTATTTTATTGGAACTGGATGGCGCACTTGCCGAATGGGAATGCAACGGTCAATATTACCGTGTTGTAAACCGTGAACAGAGTAAAACAGGCTATAAAATATTTTGCAAACATATTAAGCACGACGGTGAGAAAGTGTTTATACCATCCTTTGAAGCGCACATTGGATGTTATTCCGATGATATTTTTGCCGACATATGGCAGGCTGCCGGCTTCTCATACATAAACTACGTTGATGAGCTTGGGATGACTCCTTGCCAAGTTTATACAGACGTTGAGACACAAAACAAAATGACTGCCAAGCAGCTTACCGACACGCTCTTAGGTGTTATAAACCAGGGTGAAATATATATAGATAACTATGGTATAGCACTTGTAGATGAAATCGGCACCGGCTACCCTGTTTTGGAACTCAGCGAAGACAAAAATATAACGAATTTAACCATTACCGAGGATACCTCCGATATGATTACTCGCCTTTACGCCTATGGTAAGGACAGTCTTGACCTTACCAGCACGGATGAAGGCAGAATGTATACTGATAGCAACAACATAGATAAGTATGGCATTAAGGAAGGATGCATGGAGTGGAGCAACATTTCAGACCCTGAAATGCTATATGCACAAGCCTTGTGGATGTTCAGCGGCAATAATCAAAACAGAATTGACGTGCCAAGCGTTTCAATCACCTGTAAATATATTGATCTGTGTGCCAAAAAGGATAAAGCCAGAACTGTACATCTTGGGCAGAAGGTAAATATCGGTAGCTACAATGATTTCAGAATAACTAAAATCATATATAAGCCTCTTAAGCCGTATGACACAGAAATTACTATAGGCAAAGTCAAAAAGGATCTGTTTTATTATTTTAGGAAATTCAACACATCTGACAGGACCGTTATAAACAACGTAACAAAGGCTATAACAACAGAAGGCATTATGAACACGACCATTGTCGAGGTCACAAAGCAGGAGGTTGTCGCCTCCGACGTTATCGAGGCTACTGCTGTATTTGCGGACGATTTGCAAGTGGAGCGTTTGGAAACAAACATTAAGCAATATGTATGCACTCCCAATTTAAAAACAAACGGAAGCAAGATAGAATGGAAAGACGACGAGCCAACCTACACAGCACGCAACAAGGACAAGATACGAGGCTATATTAAGATTGAAGGCATAACCCATAAGTATATTGAAGCTCATCTTGTAGAGCCTGACAGCTATGATGCATTAACAAGCTCAGAGGTGGAAGCATTAAAAATAAATGGAAGACAGCTGTACTTTACGAGCTTGACAGGCACTAATGCTTTTCAGTATTTTACATTTGTTGAACCAAGAACAAAATATTCCAATATGCTTCAAGAAACAGCTGAAATGTATAAGGTCTACATCCGCAAGACAGAGGCTGAGTATGTTAAGCTACAGCACATTTTTAAGCTTGAAAACGATACGTACAACATAGTAACACAATATGGCGTGGGTGATGATAACGGCAGAGGTGTATACCAGTTTAGCAAAGATAGCAATGGTGGCGAGCTGACCTACATTGAACGTGAAAACGGAGCTAAACTTGGAATCAGAATTACCGACACAGATTTATATAAGCTAAACGGTAGCTATGATGCAACAATAATACCGACCACGGCAGTTCTTAACAGCTTAGATGGAGCAGATAACCTGCCTGAGGGTGCAATCATATTTATTAAGGGGTGATGATATGGCGAATGGTAATTTTGGCGACGGTAGCAATTTTGATAAGGCTATATACTACGTTGAGGATGCAGAGGATTATATGGCATTGGCCAGCGTGGAAAATAAGGGTAGCAGCGACGTACACGGCCAGATAATCCTCAAAAATGATATAGACTTTCATGAAGTCGGCGATTGGACAGGTTGGGCTTCTGAAATATGGTATTATTGTGATTTCGACGGCTGTGGATATGCTTTAAAAAATCTGGAAATACAATTGAATCCGTCAACCCAGTCATCCTTATATTTTTTCCCACCGCTTTTCGATGGTTTCACAATACAAAATGTCACTTTGAAAAATATACAGATTACAGGCAAAAGTACTGTCCATATTATTACAGTAAGGTCTAACGGATTGATTGATAATGTAATCATTGAAAACAGTTGTCTTTTTGATAATTTACAAAATGTATATGCTATTCACAGCTATTATAACGCTCCGACTATAAACAGATGTGCAATAGGTGGCGTTTACAATACCTATGAAGCACATTTACTTTACACGAATGGCGGTATTATAAAAAATACATATATTAACGCCACAATTAACGCTACAGGCGGCAATATATATGCTTCAGACAGCAATGCTACCCGTATTAATAATTTTTGTCGTATCATACTTAATGGCAAAATTTCTTCAAATAGTCGAGTTTATAACAGGGGTACAGCCGCTTTTTGCTACTGTGCAAATATAAATAATACCGGAACAAAATGGGACTGTTTTAATAATGTGACAGTTTATAAATGTTTGTATGATTTAACAAGCGATACAGCAAGCACGTTAGGCATCCAAGCAACCGCCGAGCAGCTACAAGATGCCGACTGGCTAAGGCGTCAGGGGTGGGCTATATGAGTACATATACAATAACATATGAGCAAGGCAGTACAAGCAATGCAACTTGCAGACTCTTTTTCGCAACCGACTGTTTTGTGAAGACTATTGTCACAACCTGTGTTAACACAAGCACAAACATTATTGCTCAACAGCCCCAACTTGAATTTAATGGTACAACCTATATTGGCGACACGACATTAGCAGGCGGTGAATCTGCTGAGGTTACATTCACGATAAATGCTAATGTATCTTCGGGTACTACGGTGGCTATGAGAGTAAAAGGAACAAGTATATATGGGTATATCGGTGATTATGATAGCGGGTATATCAAGGGTGTTACAGTGACCAGTAC